AGAGGTCGAAGTCGTCGACGCAGAGCGCCTCGGCGTACGTGAGGGGGAGCGGCTGCGTCATGCGGCCACCGTCTTTTCTGCGCCCGTGGTCTCGCCGCCGAGCATCCACGGCGACCCCGGTGCGCCGAATGCCACCACGGCCGCCGCGAGCGCGGCCGCGGCTGCCGGTCCGGGCGCGGCGCCCGAAGCCGCCGATACGCACGCCTTGATGAAGACGTCGATGAACGTCGAGAGGGCGACCGGTGTCGACCCGCCCGCGAGCTGCACCTGCACGCTGGCGTTCAGCTTCAGTGTGAGCGGGACGTCGGTCGCGCGGAACCCGCGTACGATCGGCTGACTCGGGTCGGCGTCGACGAACTCGACGAGGACCTCGGGCGACTGCGAGGGGTCCACCTCGGCGCTGACGCCCTGCATCCCGGTCCACACGTCGATGGGGAGCGTGTCCGGCATGCCCGCTGCGGGCTGCACCGCCTGGAGCTGCAGCTTGTCGCCGTCCTGGATGACCACGCGGTAGCGGTAGACGCGCAGGTAGGGGGCCCTCGAGACGCGCCGCACGATGCTCGTGAGCGCCGCCATGAGGCGATTGACCGGCGCCGCGCAGCACCAGAGCGTCGCGCGCGCGCCGCCCTCCTTCGAGAAGGTCTGCTCGACGTCGCGCACCGTGCCCGAAGCGCCGTTCAGGCGCGCGTCGGTGAGCGTCGTCCCGGGGAGGACCAGGGCGTCGCACGCGACGACGGCGCGCTGCTCGATCGGCTCCCACTCGAGGAGCTCGAGCGAGGCGTCCGCGATCGCCGGCGCGCGCGCGCCGACGTGCGTGATGCCCTGGAAGTCGACCCACCAGTCGCGATCGCGGAACACCTCGGACGCGGCGCCCGCGGGGCGCGTGAACGTGACGAAGGCCTCGGGCGCCTCGTCGGACACGGTCTCGAGGACGAGCGACGCCGTCGCCTGGTAGATGAGCGTCGACGTGATGCCCGCGTCGTTTGCCCAGAACTGCGACGCGACCTGCTTGTCCCAGCCGCCGGCGCCGCCGACGACGCGCGCGCGGCCGCTCGCGACGAAGGACCCGGACCCGCGCGGGTCGATCGTGCCCTTCAGCGTGGCACCGCCGACGACGAGCACCGCCGGGCCGCTCGTCGGCGCCGTCGCGACGATCTCCGGGTCGAGGTCGACGTCAGCGATCCACGTGCCGCGCCACGGCGTGAGGAGGCGCACCGAGACGGCGCGGATACCGTTCAGCGTCGGGGGCGTCGTCATGGGGCCCCCGCGAGGCCGGTGACCTCACCTTGAAGCGACTGGATCTCGCGGTCCTGCGCGTCCTTCGCCGTCGGCTGCGCGGCCGAGACCGCGGGGATCGCGGCGTCCGGCTTCGAGAGCGCCGGCGCCGGCTTGCGGTACTGCTTGCACTTCACGACCCACGTCCAGAGGCCGTACTCGTCGACGCCCTGGTCGAGGCAGTCCTCGATCACGCACTGGATGATCCGGAACGGGGGCGACTTGAGCTGAGGATGGTCGATCCCGAGCGCCTTCGGCTTCAGGCTGCCCGGCGTGAACCGCGCCGCCTTGTCGAAGTACTTGCCCGCGTACGAGTACCAATCGGGCATCTCGGACTCGTCCCAGAACTCGAAGTGCAGCTCGAAGGTCGAGAGGGCATCGCCCGACGGCACGAGGGTCGCGCCGCTCATGCCGTAGCCCTTGCGCTCGTCCCACGGGCGCGGGCTGTTCGCGCCGACGACACGCACCTGGCCGGGTGACCGCGCGCCCTCGATGAGGACATAATCCTGCTCGGGGAAGCCTGCGCCGAACGGGCTGGGGAGCGTCATCCCGGCACCGCCTGCGTCGAGATCCCGGCGCCCGTGGCGGCCTTCTCGATCTCGAGGACGAGCTTCCCGAGGAACGACGGCGACGCGAGCGCCGCAGCGACCTCGTCTCCCTTCGCCTTCGAGTCGGCGTACACCTGGATCGTCACCTGGATCGGGCGACCGGCGCCAGCGCCCGCCCCACCGCCGCCGCCCGGCGCCGACGGCGCGAGCGACCCCGCGGCATCCTGCGCCCGCCCGGCGCCGCCCTCGACGCCCTGGGCGTAGCCCTCGGCCGTTTGCTGGCCGTAGCCGGCGAAGACGGCGGACGGCGAGTGGATGCCGAGGAGATTCTTGAAGGTGTCCTTCGCCTTCGTGGCGAGCTCGCCGACGGCGTTCTTCAGAGAGGACGCCGCGCCCGTGATGCCCGCGACGATCCCGTCGACGATCGACGTGCCGAGCTCCGACCAGGTGATCGACCCGAACCAGTCGAAGACGGCGGTCGCCAGGTCCTTGATCGTCTCGAGCGCCTCACCGACCGCGAGGAACGCGCCCCCAAGGACGGCGAACGCCGCCCCGACGACGACGCCCAGAGCCGCGAGCGCCGCGCCCAGGACGGCCACGGTGCCCACGATCCCGACGAGGACGGCCTTCGCCGCGAGGATGACCGCGGGGTTCTCGAAGGCGGCCATGAGCGCCCGGCGACTCTTGAGGAAGGCGATCTCGAGCTTCAGCGCCCAGATGACGAGCTGTTTGATCGCGAAGGTGACGAGGTCCGTGCCCTTCGCCGCGCCGCCCACGAGCACGTTGCCGAGCGTCGTGACGAGGGTCTTCATCGCCGAGCCGGTGACCGTCGACGTGCTGAAGAGCGACGAGAGCCGGTCGAGCGCCCGGAGGACCGGCTCGAGGTTCACGCCGCGCGTCAGGTCCGCAAGGTGCTCGTGGAACTTCAGCGCGATCGTGTCGAGATCGAGCATCTTCTTCGCGTTGACCGCGCCGAATTGCTTCTCGACCGCCGCGCGGATTGCCGCCGCGCCCGCGTTCACCTCGACGCGACCCTCCGCGAGCGCCGCCATCGCCTCCTTGAGGCCGACCTTCGTCTGCTTCGCGAGCTCGCCGGCGACGTCCTGGAACTTCACGCGCGAGCCCTGGAGCTGCGGCGCGGTGAGCTGGATCCGGCCGAAGCGCTTGCCCTGCTCGATGATGTCGCCGAACGTCTTGCCGACGGAGTCCCCGGCCGCGGCCGACGCGACGGCGACCGCGTTGAACGTGTCGACGATGCCCTGCCCGGAGACCATCGTTCCGGAGAGCGACCGGGTCGTCTCGGACGCGAGCGCGTTGAGCTCCGCCTTCGCGATCGGGACCTTCGTCGCCAGGAGATCGATCTGCGAGCCGAGCGCCGAGGCGTTCTTCTCGCTGCCGCTCATGGCTTCGCGGACGAGCCCCATGGCGCGCGCGGCGTTCCCCGCCTCGAGGACCCACTTCGCGAAGGCCACCGTGCCGGCGACGACGGCGACGGTGAAGCCGACGACGGCCGCGGCGAGGGCGGCGACCCCGAGCGCCGTCGCGCCCATGACGGCGCTTCCGCCGCCGAGGATCCCCTTCAGCGTCCCGAACTTCCCCGACAGCGCCTCGACGGGGCCGCCGGCGGCGGCGACGCCGTTCTTCATCGCGTCGAGGCGCGCCCTGCCCTCCTCGGCCTTCTTCAGCTTCAGCGACTCGGCGAGCGCGTCGGCCTTCTTCTTCTCCTCCTCGAGGGCGGTCTTCATCTTGGCGGCGCTCGCCTTCATCTCGGCGTCGGCCTCCGTCTTGGCCTTCGCCGCCCGGCGCTCCTGCTCGGCGAGCTTCTCGTACGTGGTCCCGTGCTTGAGGAGCGCCAGGTTCGCGCGGCTGACGGCGTCGCGCTCGGCGTCGAGCCGCGACTTCAGCTCCGCCTTCGCGCCCTTCACCTCGTCGGTCGAGCCCCGGAGCGACCGGTTCGCGGCGGACATCTGCTTGATCGCATCGGTGCTGCCGCGGATCTTCTCGCGCAGCGCCTCGAGCTCGGACGCGTAGGCGTTCGTCTCGTCGCGGCCCTCGAGGCCCACGTCGATCGAAAACGTCGCCTTCGCGTCACTGGCTCCCATCGACTGCCACCTTCCGTGTCGCGATCAGGTCCACCACGAGCAGCGCCCCGACCATCGCCGCTTCGCGGCTCTCGTCGCTCCGCTCGGCGCCGTGGTCCAGGAGCTCGAGCACGCACTGGGCGGCGCGGTACCGGGAGGCCTGCGAGCCGAGGCCCGCGAGCTGCCGGTGCGCCTCGACTATTTTCCCCGGCTCTTGTCCTCCCAGGCGCCATAAAGCTTCAGAAGGGCGTCGCCGCACTTCGTGAGCAGGTGCTTGCGCGCGAAGACGATCTCGTGAAACCGCGCCGCCTCGGGGACGACGACGCACGGAGCCACGAAGGCCATGAGGTCCTCGTCGGTGTCCTTCTCGCGCGCGACGGCGGCCTTGTACTTCTTGTAGAGGACCGCCTCGCCGAGCTTGAGCGCGATCGGGCCCTCCGGGCCGCCGTCGACGAGCTCGAAGGCCTCGCCGCGTCGGCCGATCTCCTTGGCCAGCTTCACCTCGAGCTCGTCGAGGACGACCTTCCGCTCGAGGTCCTCGACGTCGTAGCCGGCCTCGAGGTCCGCCTTCGCCTTCGCCGCCGCGGTGATCCGCGCCTGCAACTCTTCTCGCGTCGCCATCGTCTACGTCCTTTCGTTCGCGCTCAGCCGTTGCCGGTGAGGCCTACGAGCTCGCTCCAGAGGCGCAGCCCGTTTTCGGTCATCTGGAGGCACCCGATCTCGATCTCGAGGAGGAGCTCGTCGACGCCTTCCTCGTGCGCCGCCTTCTCGCCGTCCCAGGTGCAGTCCTCGGCGACTAGCGTGAGCGGCACCGCGCCGGGCACCGGCTCGGAGACCTGGATCATCATGTTGAAGTCGGCGTCGCCGTACGAGCCGACGCCCTTGAGCGACAGATACGTCTTGAGCTCGAAGGCCTGCGCGCGGAACATCTTCATCGAGAACGACGGCACGGAGTACTTCCCGCGCGTCTTGCCGCGCGGTCGCCCGCTGCGCCGGTTCGAGTAGACGACCTTGCGCTCGCGCTTCTGCTCGAAGTCGAGCGAGACGATGTTCCACGGGTTGCCCGCGGGCGTGAGGATCAGGTTGTCGATCTTGAACTCGCAGCTCGTCCACGAGTAGAGAGCCGTGTTGACTCGAAGCGGCATGACGTTTCTCCCGTGTCGGAAGTGCGAGGATTACGCGGCGAGCGGCACGGTGACCGTGCGCGAGATCGACTTCACGAACTTCGTCGTGACGTTGAATTGCTTGATGTAGGCGAGCGACTCGATGTCGACCTCGGCGTTGATGGTCGCGCCCCGATTCGACGAGATGTCGTCGGTGCGCGAGAGCTGCATCGCGACGTCGGTGACCTGATTCTCGAGCGCGTTCGAGAGCTGCGGATTGACGAAGCCCTCAATCGAGGAGGCGTCCTGGTCGAGGATGTAGACCTGCCCGTTCGCCTGCGGCTCGCCCTTGCGCACGCCGCGCGAGAGTTGCTTCGTAAGCTGCTGGAAGGTGATCGAGCAGGCGACGTTCATCGTCCGCGCGTGCTGGTCGTAGACGTAGTCCGACCCGGACGCCGACAGGATGTTCGCGTTCGTGATGTAGACGCCCTGGCTGCCGGGAACGGAGCGGAGCGTCGAGAGGCGGAGCCCGTCGATGCCGGGGAAGTACTCCTCGTCGTGCCACTTCGGGTTGCCGACGGCGTCGGTGATCTTGTAGCCGGGGATCGCCGGCTGCTGCAGCCACGCCGGATCGATGCCCACCGCCGCGGGGTTCGCGCGCGTCGCGATGGCGAGCGACGTCGGGCGCCACTGCAGGATGCCCGTGACCAGCGAGGGGCAGTCGCCGCCGTCGCACCCGACGTCGATCCGGATCGTGCTCGTCGTGTTGAGCAGCGTCGACATCGACGTCTGGAACGCGCTCTCCGACTCGGTGCCCGGGGCCGGCATGTTCTTCCGGCGCGTGTTCATCCACGCCATCTTGTAGACTCCGCGGCCCTCGAGGCCGGCCAGCCACTGGTCGACCGTGGCGACCATCGTCGAGGACGCGTCCGTATCGATGAGGACGTTGTCCCAGGGGATCGTCGTCGTGCGGAGCGCCTCGAGGGCGGTGACGAGGTCCGAGTTCTGCATCTTCGGACGCGTCGTCTGCACGCGCCACGAGTCGCCCGCGATGAGCGTCCCGGCCGCGAGGGCGAACTCCACCCCCGACGCCCCGGCCGCCGCCGGCACGATGATCGAGAGCGACATCGTGCTCGCCGTGCCGAGGGCCTGCACGGGGCTCGTGTTGACGCCGTTGTCGAAGCTGTACGTGTACGTGATGCCCGCCACGCCGATCGTCCCGCCGGCGACGACCTTGACGAGGACGTCGTACTCGTCATTCGGCGCGCCCGTCGTCGTGACGACGCTCGTCCCGGTGACCTTCGTGACGTCGATCGTCCCGTACGCGCCCGCCGTCGTGCACGTCGGGTTGATGAGGAGGATCGGTTTTTTCCCGTTCGCCAGGTAGTACGAGCCGTACTCGAGCCCGGGCCCGATGCCGCCCGCGGCGAGCGCGTCGGCCTGGCGCGTGAAGCTCGTCGCCACGTTGGCCGGGAGCGTCGTCATGAAAGCGATGATCGCGAGCACGCCAGTCGTGGACGGCGAGACCACGCCGGTGTTGCCGTCGCTCTTCGTGATGTTGACGTTCGGGGTGCCCATGGGTTCTCCCTCTCACTCCTCGACCCGCGTGACCGCGGGCGTGGCGAATGCAGTTCCGTGCTCGCGGTCGAAGACCGCTTCCTTGACGACGCAGTCGATGAGGAGCTCCTTGCCGAAGAAGCTCTCGGTGTTCGGGTCCTCTTCGCGGAGGTTGCCAACCTGCTCGACGCCGAGCGGGCGCCCGTCCCATTCGGCGCGGGTGATGGCCTGCCAGAGGAGGTCGTGCAGCGCGTCGAGCGCCTCGATGTTCGACTCCTCGTCGCGCGGGTCCGTGCCGGCGGCCCACACGGAGATCGTGAACGGGCGCTGACGCTCGAAGAGCACGCGGGGGTTCGCGGCTGCGGCGCGGTGGCCGCGGGTGAGGATGCCGCGGTCGCCGTTCTTCGGCTCGAAGAAGACGATGCGCCCAGCGCCGCCCGGGGCTTGATTGTCCTTGCGCGCGCGCTCGTGCCGCCCGACGGCCGCGACGACGACGTTCACGCCGCTCGACTTGAGCTGGGCGCGCACGCTGCGCACCAGGGCGACGTAGGCGGAGAGGCTCATCCCGTCGGCTCTCCCTCGCCCGGCTCGCTGAGCATGACGCCATCGAGCTCGAGCTCGGGACCGGGGACCGTGACGACGGCCTCGGTCACGTGGCCCGCCCGCATGCGGATGACGACCTCGGACGCCGCGAGCTCGTGCTCGCTGCCGTCCTCGAGGACCGCGACGACGTGCGCGTCGGTGATGTCGGGATAGGTCACGAGGGACCCGGGCCCGCGCTTCGGACCTTCGGAGCGGATCTTCAGGTGCGCGATCATCGGGCCCCCATGGTCTTTTCGAAGGCGCGCGCGGCGCCCTCGGTGAGCGCGGCGGTGACCGACTTCGGGATCCCGGCGCCGCCGTCGGGGATGATCTGCCGCTTGGGGACGCGCTTCGTACCGCTGTTGTGCAGCACGTCGGGACCGACGAGCGTGACGACAACGGTCGTCCCGACGGCCTTCGCCGTGACGTGGTCGGCCGCGTGCTCGAGCGCCCTGCCGCCGTCCTTCTTCGGCAGCCACGGCTTGCCGTCCGGGTCCGTGCCGGCGGCGGCGGTGCGCTTGACGGCCGCCTCGACGAGCGGCGCCGCAAGACGTGCCGCGTCCGCATCCACGTGCCCGAGGGCACGGAGGGAGCGAACGAAGTCGTCGAGCGCCTGGTCGCCGTTGCTCATGGGTCAGACCTTCAGGTCCTCGTCGTCTTTGGACACGTCCGGAATGGGCGGACCGGCGGGGCGCGGCGTCGGCGCCTGCGCAGCGTTGATCGACCGTTGGCGCTCGATGTGGACGGCGTTTCTCGCCTCGCGCGCGGCGTTGTCGGTCGCCTTCGCGGCTTCGATCGCCTCGAGCACGAGCTTTCGCGTCGGGTGCTTGGCGGCGAGCTCGGCGAAGCGCTCGAGGCCTGGCGCCGCGGTCTTCAGCGCCTTGCGCCGGCGCGTCGCGTAGAGCGCCCCGGTGACGAACGCGGTGAACCTCACGAATAGGTCCGTCCCGTCCTCGTCGGCCATGCCGGGCATGTCGGCCAACGCGTGCGCCAGACTCCACGGCGCCGAGTCGTCCGGGAGCGCACCGCCGACGAGCAGGAGCGCCTGCGCAAGCACCCCCGCGTCACCCACGACTTCGACTTCGGGGCCGCGATCGACGCGCGCTCGCACGAGCTCCTCGCGAGCGGCCACAAGATGCACAAACGCGCGAGCGACCGGATGGTCGAGCCTCGGCCTCGGCGGGCGGCGAGTCCGCTCCGCATCTAGCTCGGCGCGCAAGCGGTCGTTCTCGTCGCGCAGCCCCTTCTCGCGGGCGGCGCGCTCGTTCTCGATGCGGAGCGCCCGTTCGGCCCGTTCGCGTTCTCGCTCCTCCGCCGCCTTGGCCTCCTCGGCCTGCCGCTGCTCTTCGGCAGCGCGTGCGGCGTCGGCTTGCTTCTGTTCGGCCTCGTCGTTCTCCTTGGGCGCCGTCGCCTCTTCTGCCGGAGGCGTCTGCTCCGCCGGAGGCGTCTGCGCCTTCGCATCCGACGACGTCGGTGCCGCGTCCGCTTGCTTCTTCTTCTCGACGCCCATCAGAGTCCTCCCGTCGTGCCGAATCCGCGCTCGTCCTCGCATCGCCCCGCGGCCTCTTGCCGGTCGGCCGACACGAACGGCGAGGACTCGGAGTAGAAGAGCGGGCCCCCTGTCTTCACGGCCGAATCGGTCGATCCGTTCGTGGGCAGATCGAAGAGTCCTTCTTTGCTGTCCGCGGCCTCTTTGACCTCGGCGAGGACCGTGTCCCGCTTGTCCTTAAGCGAGACGAGGAACGGGTCCTGCTGGTCGGCGCCGCGCTTCCCGTACGCGTCCCAGGTCCCGAGGACGGTCAGCCAGCGGAGGATCGCACCGGGCGCCGGCGTCGGTGCGCGGTAGATGGCGTCCGTCCCATACGTCCCCGCGGGGAAGTTGGCGGTGAGGCCCGTCGTGCCGAGCACGAAGGTCGACGCCGTCGCGATGCCGTTGTCCGGCCCGACCGGCATCCCGGTGACAGGATCGAGAGGGACGAGCGGGGGCGTCCACGTGTGGCCGCCGTCCTTGGACCAGTGGAAGAGCGCGGCCCCGAGCGCGCCTGCAGTGGTGATCATGATGACGATCTGCAGGCTGCCCACCGTCGGCATACCGCTCAGCGTCACGGTCGGGGGCGCCGTGCCCGCGGCGAGGAGCCCGGGCGCCGCGAGACCAAAGAGCTGGCCCCCGCGGCCGTACCGCTTGCGCAGCCTCGAGTCGAGCCACTCCGACCAGTCGAGAAGGTTCTGGGCAATCCACCCGGGGAACCTCACATCGAGATTGTCGACGTCGTCGTCCGGCATGCTCGACCGAGCACGGAATCCAGCGAGGTCGAGGTACGGAAACACGGGGGGCCCTAATGCCTCGACCCCGGGGCTCGGCTTGCGCCGTCCTACCGGGGTAGAGGTTCGTTGCGAATGCCGACTACGTGGACTTGAACTTGTGGAGATACGCCGGCTCCCCGGGGTTCACCGCCGTCCAGCCCTGGTAGTGGTATTCAATGTCGTTCGAGCGACCGAGCACCGCATCGATGCCCTCGACGCCGCCGCTCTCGCCGCTGTACGTCTGCATGCCGAAGGGCAAACGGGTGTTGAGGCGCGCGGCTCCGAGCTCCGATTCACCGGCCTCGCGGGCGAGCATGTAGTAGCTCGTGTCGCTGCCGCTCACCGTCGACTTCGTGCCGTTCGCGTTCATGACGCTGTACGAGCGGTTCCCGTCGAACTCGACCGCCTTCTGCGACTTTGCCAGCTGGAACTTCTTCCAGATGTTCTTGACGCCGTCCGCCGAGCCGGCCCCGCCGGCCGAGGCGCTCGCGTAGAAGCTCATCTCGGTGAGCTGCGTCACGCGGCGCTGCAGCTGCGGCGGATAGAGGATCTTCTCGACGTGCAGCATGCGCGGGTCGCCAGCGCCGTTGGGCGCCGGGATGGCGCCTTCGATGTACGAGATCCCCTTCACGAGATTGATGAACGCCTGGTCGAGCGTGACCGAGTCGTCGATCGGCAGAGCCCCGGGGTAGCTGCCCGACGCCGCCCCGGTGAAGAGGTTCGCGTAGGTGCCCTGGCTCGCGATGAGCGGGTGCACGGGGTGCGACGCGCTGAAGAAGGCGACGCCGTCGTAGCCGATGACGGTCTCGCCGCTCAGGATGAACATCGCCGCGAGCCGCTGCGGCATGTACGCGCCGTAGCGCCCCATGCGCGCCGACCAGATGGCCAGCGGGTTGATACCCGCCTGCACGAAGTTCATGAACTTCAGCTTGCCCATCTTGAACTGACGACCGAAGTGCGCCGGGAAGTACTCCGTCGTGACGGTCGCCATCTCTTCCGAGGTGAGCGCGCCGCCGTCTTCTCCGCCGTTGGCGGGCGTCATCTGCTCGATCGAGCTCGAGTCGATGACCCACGTCACGCGCTCGCTCTTGCCCTCGAAGGGCGCCGGCTTGAGCACGCCGTCCATCGCCCACATGTCGTCAGCCGACATGCGCTCGAGGAACGATCGTTCGTTGATGATGACCGCCTTCTTCTCGATCGAGAAGAGGAAGTCGGCGGTGAAGATTCCTTGCGACATGTTCCTCTAATCTCCCTCGGTCAGAACAGCGGTTCGACGACCACGCCGCCCGGGTATCCCTGCGGGGCGAAGTCCCAGACGATCCCGTACGCGGACGCGCCGGTGCTGACCGTCGTCAACTCGTGATTGCTCGCGATGTAGACGAGCTGGAAGAGGTTCGCGATGGTGATCGCGCCGCCACCGCCGACGCTGTCCCAGATCTGGCACTCGCGCTCTCGAAAGAGCTCGACGCCGACGCCGAGAGCGCCGCTCGCGCCCGCGGTGTTGTCCACCGTGGCGGTGAACCAGGCGACGGCCTTCTCGGTCGTGATGACCGTCGGCGACCAGATGTACCCGGGGCGGGCGGTGTCGATGACCGCCATGCACCCGTCGACGGCCTTCTGGGCCGCGCCGAGCGGATACACGAGCTTCTTGATCGTCTTGCGAGAGGCGACGACGACGCGCCCCGTGGTGAGATCGGCCATCAGACAGCCCCTTCCTTGTCGAGTTCAGCGAGTCGGGCCTTCGCCTGCTCGGGCGTGACGAACGGCGTGTAGGTCGTGGTGCCGCGCGTGAAGGCTCGCGTCGGCTCCTGGGTGGGCGCGTCGAGGCGCGCGAGCAGCGCGGTCTCCTCGGCGGACAGTCGCGGCTCGTAGGCCTGGCGCTTCTCGCCGCCGGTGCCGCGCGCGAGCTGGGCGGCCGAGGCGGAGCCGGGGGATGCCGCCACGCGGGGCCAGCTCTCGACGAGCGCCTTTGCCTCGGCGAGCGGGATCTTCCCGAGGATGGCCCGCTGGGAATCGGAGAGGTCCGGGCGCTTCGAGAAGAGCGTCTGGAGCTCGGCGTCCGCCTTGGCCTTCGCGTCGGCCGCGTCGCGCGCGGCGTCCTTCGCCTTCAGGGCAGCGACTTCGCCGGCGAGCGAGAGGGCGAGGGACTTCGCGTCCTCGTCGTCCTTCTTCTTCTCGTCGTCGGCTGCCTTCGCGGCCTTCTCGTCGTCGGCTGCCTTCGCCGCCGCGGCTTCTTCGTCCTTCTTCTTCTCGTCGTCCGTTTTCTCGGGCTCCGTCTCGAGAGCCTTGAGCGCCTTCTTGGCCTTCTTGGCGTCCTCGTCGTCGCCCTCGGCGGCGCGCTTCAAGGCGCCGATCGCCTCGTCGTACTTGCTGGATTTGACCGCCATGGGAGAAACCTCTTCGTTTGCGAGAAACGCCTGCCACGAGTTGACGATGCGATCGGAGAGGCCTGCAGCGAGGCCCTCCGGTCCGAACAGGTCCGCGCCCTCGAGCGCCTTGATGGCGTCGACCGAGAGCGACGGCCGAAACTCTGCGACCAGGCCGAAGAAGTTCGCCGCGAGGAGGTCGACCTGCGCCTGGAGCCGCGCGAAGGCCTCGTCGGTGATCCCCGTGTTCGGGTTCCGGTCGTTCTTCGACTTGCCGCTCGACGCGACGAAGTACTTCACGCCCCACATCGCGTTTTGCGCGGTGACGTCGAGGAGCGGGCACCACACACCGATCGAGCCGATCGAGGCGCTCGGCGTGGTCACGATCTCTTCGGCCGCGCACGCGAGCGCGTAGGCCGCGCTGCAGGCCATGCCGTCCGTGAACGCGACGAGGCGCTTGCCGGCCGTCGCCGCCATGGCGCGGAGGTCGCGCGCGAGCTCGAGGTTCCCCGCAGTGTCGCCGCCGGGCGAGTCGAGCTTCAGGCAGACCGCGGGCTGCTTCGATTGACACGCCGCGGCGAACCGCTCGCGAATCTCGTCGTAGCTTTCCGTCCACCAGCCAGGCTTTTGCGAGAGCGGCCCGCAAACGTCCACGACGGCGTACCCGCCCTCTTCGCCGAACAGCGCGCGCGGCGCCTCGGGCCCGAAGAACATCACGTCGTAGTCGACGCCCCACGCCTTGTTTGGCATGGCCACCGGGCCCCGGGGGGCGTCGTATCGCTGGCGACGTCTCACTGCTCAACGCCCTACGGGACGCAAGGAGTTTCACGCAATGTGTGCCAAGTGTTCGCTGGCAGTTGGCACCAATGAGGATACAATGACGTCGCGTGGAAGGCGCATTGAGGTACCCATGCTGAAGCACCCGCACATCCCGTCTTGGGACATTCAACGGATCGCCGGCGAGGCTCGGCTCGACGCGCGAACGGTCCGCCTCGTGATGCTCGGTGACCCTAAGTGCTCACCCAGGAGTCGGCAGCTCGTTCTCGACGCTGTCTCACGACTCAATCTGACGATCGCGGTTCCGTCGGTCGTCGACCCGACGTCGACACGGTTTCGTTCGACTTGACAATCGTCACGGTCTCATTCGCGATTGCGAGCTAGGATTCCGCGCATGGGCGTCATCCAAGATCTGACCGCGCTCGTCGCAGCGCTCCGCGGCATCTCGACCTTTGCCCCGACGACACAGTACGGGCCGGAGCTGAGCGATGAGGGCGTGCAGGCTGCTCGCCGCGCGTACGGCGGCAACCTCGAACCGATCCCGCAGGTGCGCCTACGCTGGTATCCGCCGGACGTCGAGCGCGCCCAGCGCGCCGCCAACAATGGCGACATGATGATCGTCGGCCAGCTCTCCGAGGCGATGAACCTCGACGGCGTCATCCGCGGCCTCACGGACGCACGCACGAGCGTGGTGAACTTCCCCGTGCGCTTCTTCGGTTCGGCCGAGGTCCTCAACGTGCTGCAGTCGCGCCTCTCGAGCGATCGCAGCGTGTACCAGGAGATGATCCCGGCGACCGAGAAGCGCCTCATGGTCGGCGACGGGATCAAGTGCGGCATGGGGATCGGCGAGATGGTGCCCGTCCGGGGGCGCTCCTTCCCCGTGCTCGTGCGGCGCTATCCGCAAAACCTGTATTACCGACAGGACCGCGACCAGTGGTACTACCGGTCGATCGCCGGCACGCTCCCGATCAACCCCGGAGTGCCCGACGCGAACGGCAACATGTGGATCTTCCACCTGCCGGGCGGGCGAATCTCGCCGTGGAACTCCGGCCTCTGGAACACGCTCGGGGGCTCGTTCATCAACAAGCGGCAGACGCAGTTCGCGCGCCAGGCGTACGAGATGCGGCACTCCCAGCCCGGCCGCTTCATGACGGCCGCGATGGGCGCGACGCAGGAAGAGCGAGAGGGGGCGTTCGCCTTCCTCATCCGCTGGGCGATGAACGCCGCCTCGGTGCTGCCGCCGGGCTGGGACGTGAAGCTCGTCGAGAGCAACGGCCAGGGCATCAAGGTCTACAACGAGTCGATCGCCTTCGAGAACATGCAGATCGTCACGGCGCTCTGCGGCTCGGCGACCATGCTCGAGGGCACGGTCGGCTTCGGGAACATCGACCCCTTCGCCGTCATCACGAAGGACCTCATCACGTCGACGGCGGACGCGTGGGCGCACACCGAGAACACGCAGATCCTTCCCGCGTTCATCGGCCAGCGCTGGGGGGTCGACGCGCTGACGAACGCGACGACCGTCGAGATCGACACCGAAAAGCCGAGTGACAAGGTCGCGGCGGCGACCACGATGGTGACGCTCGCGAACGCCATCAAGGGAATGGTCGAGGCGATCGCGCTGGCGCAGAAGGCCGCCGGCGACAAGGAGCCCGTCACGGTGAACGTGAAGGAGCTGCTCGCGAGCTTCGGGGTACCGACCATGCGAGCTCCGGAGGTCGGGCTCGCGTTGCCGGAGAAGACCGACGGCGCGCCGGTCGAGCAGGCTGCGGCCGAGTAGCTACCGCTCGTAGCCCCACGCGTTGGGGTCGGCGCTGCCTTCAGCCGCGGCGACGCCGCCGTAGCCCCAGGCGTTCGCCTCGGCTGGCGCCGGCGCCGGTGCACCCCCAGCGCTCCGAATCACTCGGAAGACCCGAGGCGGATCCACGGCGAGCCCGAGCGCGTCGGCGCGGTCCGGCGAGCGCCCGAGGAAGTCGCGCAGCTCCGACTTCGGCGTCGCGCGAATCTTTCCGTCGGGGAGCGGCAGCCATGTAGGCGCGTGGAGCTCCGCCTCGAGCTTGTGGTCGAGCGGGATCGCGCCGGTGAGCATCCACTGCGCGAGGTTCCACCACACTTCATCGCGCACGCGGGCGAACTTCGTCGGGTCGTTCACGAAGCGGCTCGATGTCCTCACGCCATAGACATCGAATGCCGTCGCCGGCGAGTGGATGCGACGGTTCGCCGCCTCGGCGCGGAGGCGCCCGTAGTACGCCGACCCGATCATCCCTTCGGCGTCGATCATGATGCGCGGCGTCTCGCCCGGCCGTCGGTGCTTCTCGAGCAGGTGGTAGACCTCCTTGAGCCCGGCCTCTTCGTCGAGCCCCCGCCGCGTGTAGAGCTCGACGCACTTCGGACCGCGGACGGGCGCAAACCCCAGCTCGTCGCCGCCGTCGCCCGGGCCCGCGGGGTCGAAGCCGATCGAGAGCACATCTTCGCCGTCGGCGACCTCGCGCCACCGCGCGCGCGCCGCCTCGATGAGGTGCATGGTGACGATGCGACCAGTCTCGTTCTTCAGGAACGCGCCCTTCACGCGCAGCTGGTAGAACGGCGAGTCCTCGCCCTCCTCCGCCTTCCACTCGGCGACGCGCGCCTTCGTGGCCATGCCCTTGATCGCGAGGCCGTGCTTCGCCTGGTAGTCGGCGATCGCCTCGGCGTCGAAGACCATCGTCGTCCACTCCTCAGCCTTCGAGTGGAACGCCTCGAAGAAGGGCCCCTCGTTCCGCGTCGCCTGCGAGGTGAAGAGGATCGGCGCGCCGAGGTCGCCCTCGCCGGCGGTGTTGCCCTTCAGCGCTTCGTACTTCGGCTTTTCGAGGTGAGAGGCCTCGTCGACGAAGTACGCGAGGTTCCCCGAGATGCCGGCGACCGACTCGATGGTCCGCCCGGTGAATCCCTTGATCTCGCGCGAACGGTCCGCGCTCAGCATGCCCCGAGTCGGGTCCTCCGACGGCTTCTCGACGGGCGCGTGCGGCGCCTTCCTCAGCGTGTCGAAGAGCTCCTTCCAGAGGACCGAGCGGATCTGGTCGCCGATGGCGGCCGTCATGAACGCGCGCGACTCGGCGAAGCACTCGAAAAACCAGAGCGCCAGGCAGATGATCGTCTTGCTCTTGCCCGTCTTCTGTCCGCTGCGCACGGCGATCTTGCGCTTGCCGGGGTTCGCCATCTGCGCGAGCTCGGCCATCTCGGGCGTGATGAGGTCCCAGCGGTTCGCGATCGCGTACGCGAGGCACGCCTGATGCGGGAGGAACTTCACGCCCAGGCGCTCGAGCGCGTAGGCCACGGGATCCGCGCGGTAGCGCGAGAGGTCCTCGGCGGCGGGCGGCGGGGCGATGCGCGAGAGCATCGCGAGGAAGTCGTCGACGACGGGGGCGGGCGTGGCGACGGTCACTTCTTCTCGAGCTCCGGGTCGAGGGACACGGTGAAGTCGATCTTGACGGTGCCGATGGTCCCCGCGACACGTACGAGCGCGACGGCGGGTTCGACCCCGGTTTGCCACGCGTCTACGTCCTCGGCGCGCGCGTTCGACCTGGCGCAGGCGAACCGCCAGGCGAGGGCCGTGTCCCTCACGACGCCCGTCACGAGGACCCCGCAAGCGCCCGCGCCATCGCACGCGCCGCGTCGGGGTACGGGCGCAGCGCGACCTCAAGCCGTCCAAGTAGCTCCTGCCACGCCTTCGACTTCACGATCTGTTCCTGCGTCACCTCGCGGTCCTCGTCGAGCGACTGCAGGCGCTTGCCAAGCTCCGTGAGCGCCTTCGCGATCCGCGGCAGGTCGTCGGCCTCCGCCTTCGCCAGGCTGCCGCGCAGGCGCGCGAGGGCGTCGAGCAGGGCGTCGCGCTCGCTGGTCGGCGCCGGCGGGGGGAGCGTCTCCTTCTTCGGTCCGGTCGGGCCCGAGGCCGCGGCGTGCTTCCGGTGACGCGCGAGAGCCGCCCGGCTCACCCCCATCGCCGCCGCCTTGCGGTCCGACGGCGCGCCCGGGCGTAGCGCTTCGAGCGCGGCGCGCTTCGGGTGGATGCAGACGGAGCAGACCGGCCCGCGCTTCATGACGGGCGCCCGATCTCGAGATCGTCAGCGCGCGCCGGACCCGTCTGGCTTTCGAATTCAGG